TGCTTTTCTATACTCATCATTCTTTTGTCTCAACATACTAACTTCTTCTTGAGTAGATTCAGTTTTAACACCATTTTTACCATAAGCAAAATTTCTGTTAGGTGTAATACCTTTTCTTAATCCTCTACCTTCTTTAGAACCCATTCCATAGGTTCTTGCCGCTTCCTTAGTTTCTTCTTTTTCGAAAGCCTTTCTTTTAAGAGTGTCTCCTTTTTTAGTTGTGTAATTACCTTCTTTAGTTTCAGATTTAACAACTTTGGATTTACCTTCCATGTTCGCACCTTTCTTATATTCGAATTTAGCTTTTCCGGTACCCATTGTTTTTGGACCTTGTTTTTTGTCTTCTTTAAATCCTCCTGCAGCTTTGTCTTTGTAAGAGAATTTAGGACCTTTACCAATTCCAACACCTTTAGGTTTGTAGGTTTCATTAGTCATGTCTTCCATTTCGATTTCATAAACAACTTCGTCGTCCATGTCTTCTTCGTCCATTTCGATTTCGTAAACAACTTCATCCATGTCTTCTTCATCCATTTCTTCTCCAATGTCTGACATATCACCACTAAAAATAGCATCAATAACACTCTGAACATCTTCGTCTTCTTCGTCAAGTTCTTCCATGTCATCATACTCTTCCATTATGTCGTCATCTTCTTCGTCAAGTTCTTCCATGTCATCTTCTTCCATCATGTCTTCCTCAGATTCACCAAGTTTTACAAGATATTCAACATCAGCGTCACTATCAGTTAAATGAACATCACCACCGTCTTTTTTTACGATAATACCATCATTTTCACCCATCGCTTTGAATACTTTTAAGATTTCTTCATCAGATGCGTTAGTTAAGTCGATTGGAGTTTCTTCGTCTTCAAAATCCATGTCCATATCCATGCTAATTTCCATATCATCTTCATCAGAAGAATCCATATCATCCATGTCTATGTCCATTTCTACGTCATCGTTATCAACTGACATATCGATATCAGTATCTAATTCAACCTCATCTTCTTCATCTTGTTCAGAAAGAGATTCCTTTACTAATTGATTGATTTCTTTCTTCATTGTAGAAGCAAGTATTCCTTTTGCATTTTCGGCTATAGCTTCTTCAACTTGTTTCATTTGAATAAGAGCCTCTTGAACTAATTTGTTTTCACTCATATAGGAAATATATTTATTTTACCTAATAAATATTACCAAAAAAATAAAAATCCCATTTATTGGTAGGGAAATGTTATTTTTTTTATTTTTATAGGTTTATGTATTATATAAATATTCCCGGAAATAAAAAAAGTGGTCTAAATAGACCACTTTAACTTAATTGGTTTAAATAAACCAATTTATTTTTTTGTTTTAGATTAATCAATAACTTCATCTATTTTACTCTCCGAAACTGAAGTTATTCTCCACTCGTTAGCAAAACCTTGGTATTTCTCGGTAACCTTTGCTTCAACATCAGTTACTGAATATCCCTTTACAAGTTTCTCTTCTCTAATTTTTTTAATCTTACCTGTATTGTCATCAGGTAAATCGTATTGAACTTTTGCTACAAAAAATTTTTCTTCCATATTTTTAAATTTATTTTCCTAAATAATCGGTTAACTTCCTCATTAAGTCAACCCCTTTCGATTGAAATTCTGAATTTTCCGGTGATTTATATTTTTTTTCTTCTTCTAAATTCTCTTCATATCTTTCTCTATCCTCAGGTTTATTGAATAAATAAGCTCCCGGTGTTGATGGAGATGAAACTAAGTCAAAACAAATTAATTCAAAATCATCCTGAACTTCATTTCTTTCACCGACCTTCTTCAAAGAACCTACCCCTCTTGAAGAAACTCCCATAGTTACACCTTGTCTCATAAGGTTAGCCGCTTGGTCTCCTTTGGTGGATACGATACCTCTTTCGTGGAATCCCGGTGATGTTAATAATTTAAGTTTTCCCATCAATATATTTTTGTCCCACCAAATATCTGTAATGATGTGAGATACTCGGTCCAAATCGATTAAAGATGATTCCGGGTGATTAAGTTCTGAGGTGGATAATCCTTTTGCGATAGCCTTTTTATAATTATCCGCTTCTCTTTTTAATATCCTTTCAGGGTAAAATCTTCCATTTCTATTTGGGGTGTCATATTTCTGTAACACAGCATAGAACTCAAACGGATTTCTGTAGTCCAAATTTGCGGATTCTTTTAGAATGTCGGCATTTCGTATATCTTTTGGTGATACCCATCCTGCGTCCGTTTCGATTAGGATACCGTGACCAATTTCATTTGCTTCTAATATTCGTAATTGTTTCATCAATAGTTTTTAAGATAAATATATCAATATATTATCTTTATTTATTTTTTGATGAAGAAAAAGTAAAGAATTCGTTTTCCGTTACATTTTCTCTTACAATATTTTTAATTATTTCTTTAATAGATTCTTTTAATTCAGGACATTTAAAGTCAATCTCTTTCGTTGGATACAAATTAACTTCTAAATTTAAGAATGACTTTTTTCCGGGAGATAAACCACTACTTCTTAAATCTAAATCAACGATTGTATAGTCTTTAAATAAATCTTTATCGATTGAATTAAAAACAGAAGTTTTGATTTCTTTATTTAAATTACTAACAATTCGACTCCAATTATTGTAGTCTGATTTTGGGGATACCCATGTTTGAATGTTTATGTATATTGATTTTAAGTTTGTGGAATCTACGGTACCATACACCGATTTAATTGGATTAAATAGGTTTAACCTTACACTTTTTCCTTTTTTCATTCATAATTTATATTACTCATGTTTATTTTTTAAAAAAATAACAAAAAAAATGATAATAGTCAAAGATTTTTCAAATATTCGATATATTTGTAATATATGATAATAGTAAAAGTAACAAACGACGGAATTGAGAAAGCATTAAAAGCTTATAAATACAAAGTTAACAAAACTCAACAAAATAAAATTCTTTTAAGTAAGAAAGAATTTGTTAAAAAATCTATTGTGAGGAGAACGCAGATACAGAAAGCATCTTTTACTCAAAAAATTAAAAACTCTTTAGATTGATTCTTCTAAAGTTTTTAACTTAAGAAAATTTAATTGGTCGAATTTTTCTGTTTTTAATTTATCTATTGTTTCTGATAATTTTGTTTTTAATTCGAACTCTTTTTCGTTTTCCAACATAGTGTTAAGTTTATTAATCGCACTTTCTCGGATAGTTTCAAACTTAGTCTCAAGAGTTTTTGTGTCTTCAGAAATTAATTTAATAAATTCTTTTTTAGATGATTCGTCTAATGACTCAATATATTTTTGTAATGTTTGATTCGCAATACTTACCATTGATTTTAATGGTATATTAATCGATTCTTTAATCGTGTCTTCGGTTTGAGTAACTAATGTATTAAGAATACTCTTTTTTGAATTTACTCTTTCTAATAAATTCAATTTTTTAGAATAAACAAGTGAATCAATATCAGAATATTTGTTTATGATATTTTCCGATAAGGTTTTCGGTAATTTAATATTTGGTAATATTTGTTGGATTAGTGTAATACCTTCCTCTAAAAAATCTTTTGCATCAGATTCATTTAACCCTTGAGGTAAACTCAATTGGTCATACAATGAATATAACTTTGACATATGTTTATTATTCAAAACATTTTGTTTGAATTCTCTTAAAAATTTTTTGAACTCCTTTTCATTATTATAGGATTCAATAAGATTTTTCTCTATTAAAGATTTAAATTGTCCGAAAGTCATTATAGTACATTTTGTTTATAAATATTATGAATTTAATAACTTATCCAATTCTTTTGAAATTTCTCCCAAAGAATCTTGACCTTGACCTAAATCAAGGATTTTGGAACCTTCTAAAAAATTCGTCTCAATCAATAAATTCATATTTTTATTTTTTGATTCTGGTGTTACTTCCGCTTCTCCTCCCATTGGTGGTGGAGGCGTTTCTTCTCCTCCCATTGGTGGTTCTTCTCCTCCCATTGGTGGTAATCCTCCCATATCGCCTCCCATTGGTGGTTCTTCTCCTTCAGGTGGAGTTTCTCCCGGAGCAGTAGGTTTTCCATTGTTACCATACAACTTGTCAATATTATCGAATATACCTGTTTTAGAAATAACCGTAGGTGTTGCTTTAAGTTCTTCACCAACCGCTCTTTCAATTCTTTGTTGTTGTAAATCCAATCTAATTTCTTCATCAGACCATCCGAATATATGTTTCTTAGCCCACGTTGATGATGTCGGTTGGATACCATTTCCTGGGTCTGCAACTAAATCTTTATATAATAAAACTTTTTCTTTCCAAACATCGATTTTTAGTAAATCTGCTTGTGTAGATGGGTTAGTTAGTCCTAATGTAAAGTTTTGTAATTCATCCTCAAAACCTAACAAGAATAGATGAATGATTGCAATTTTGTTTAACTCCGCAATCATACTTTTTTGAATTCTATTAATAGTTCTCGCAAAACGAATATCTTGTAATGATAAGTTTTTACCATCACCAACAACTTCCTCAAATCCTAAAAATGCTTTAGGAACACGAAGTGCTGTTAATAATTTCTTTTGAATGTATTCTATATCAGCAATCTCCGATAAATTTGTCGCTCCTGGTAATGTTGAGATTGGGTCTGGTGCTGCAGGGTCACGAACAGGAATAAAATAATCTTGGTCAACTGCCATTTGGTTAAATCTCATATCGACATTACCTGTCTTTGAATCTACAACTTGTTCTCTTTTAAATTTGTTTGCAACACGATTAACATATGCTTCAACATCATCATCGTTCATGTTCCCAACAAATACTTTAAACAATTTTCTTTCAGGTGCTCTTGATGTACGATAAATTAACATCGCGTCTTCAGATAACAATAATTGTTTCCAAATACGTCTTGCTTTTTCCAACATAGAAGTACCATAAGGAAGTTTTCGGTCATCACCCAATAATCTAAAATGGGCAACTTCCCATGATTGGAATTCCATATTTCTATTTTTCCAAGTAAAGTGAAGGGCTTTTTTATCCTCATCTTTTTCTTTTGTAATATCTTGTGAAATTCTACCTGAAACACCAATTTCATGTCTTTCAATTTCAATTGTTGGTAATTGTTGACAACCAATAATACCTTTTTCAGGGTCTAATTTTAAGTAAACGAAGTTATCACCATATTTACACGTGTTTCTTGTCCACATTGGTAAATTGGTATTAATATCAAGGGAATTATTGAATAAATCTGCTAAAACAGATTTAATTCTTTTTGATTCTGAATAAATATGAAGAATAAACCCGTCTTCATTTGTCGTTGTGGATTCTTCAGAATATATATCCAACGCCGCGGAAATTTCCGGAGTATATTCCATAGATTCGTAATCGTATTGGGCCGATAATCTTGTTGGTTCGTAATATATTGCTTGAGAATATAAATTATTTTCAACTTTAGCCCATTGGTTTGTTAAATAATATGTTTGTTGGGCTTGAAGTTTTTCTCTTTCAAAATCATCTCTATTTGTTGTTCTTAAAAGTTCTTTTTTATCAAACTTAAAAGTTGGGTAGTCTTGTTTTAATAAAGAGTTTGGTCCGAATGTTTTGGATAACCTTTGCCAGACCGTAAGATTGTTTTCGCTCATAATATAAATTTACTAATTACCTTGATAATATAAATAGTTACCTAGTATCAAATAACCAAATGTATTTTTGGTAACCTTTGAATATTTACATTAATAAGACATTTTTGCAATAATTTGACATTACACATAATGAGACAACAAGAATATAAAAAAAAAATACTGAATATAATTCAGTAGATGGATTATTTTCAACAGAAATTAATGGTGAATTTATAATAATCTGCTTTTAAATTTTAAAACTCCATCAATTGCGATTGCCCCAAACAACAAAACAAACTTATCTTCATTAATATGTTTAATAATGTCTTCTATTGAATTATTGTCGTCAACAGAATATACGTTTACCCCATACTTAACAACGGGTAAAGTACAAACTAATAATTTATCATTGGATAGTAACGGGTTAATTTTATTTAAACATTCTTGTGATAAACCTTCATTTATTTCTCCATTGTTTAATTGATAGAGTATTGTTTGTGTAAATTCTTGTTTTTTATATTGTTCTTCAACAATAAATAAATCGGTATCAAATGACTCAGTCTTATATAAATTATTAATAGTATTTTCCATATATTTTATAGTATTAAAATATAAATTAACTTGTTTCCTCAGTAATGTAAATACTTATCGTGAACCAAATAACCATCCATATTTTTGATAATCACCCTTTGTCGCATCACCGTTATTACTTAAATTACCATTCCTACCCATTTGAGGAACCATAGGGTTGAAAAAATCAGATGAGTTTTTATTTTCATTTACGGTCGTCGCCCATGAATTTAACATCGCTTTTGTATGATTGGTAACTTTTTCTATTGATTGGAATGACTTTTCCGCAACATATAACGCCATGGATACAGACATAATACAATCATCATGATGACCTTTTTGGTGGTCGGGTCTACCATTCACATAGACAAACGTATTCATTTCATTGTATAGTCTATTTGAGTATACTTTGAACCCATGTCTAACGCCTTCTTCAAACGCTGCGATAATCTGAACTCTTTTTGAATTAAAGTTAATACCAGGTATTTTATCGTTTATTTTCGGGTCCCATTTCCACTTATTACTTGTGTCAACATTATCAACATATAAACCTCCTTGATAATTTAACTCTTGTAGTTTTCTTGCGGTGGAAATTCCCATACCTCCGGTGATATCAATCACACAATAGGCATTATACATTGTTCCCCATTTATACGCAATCTCCGCCAACACATCAGGTGGAACTTTTGAAACATATTCCAATACTTGTTCTCTGGTGTCAAAATCAATAATCTGTATACACGAGAAATCTTCAGAATCTCCTCTTGACACATCGACACCCATGACATACTTATGTCCATTCACAGGTTCTTCAAATATCCATAATGAACCGCCCATAAGTTTTGCTTGTGGGTCCCTCAATGTGTTTTTGGCAATGCCCT